AGCATAATAGAAAGCATCTTATTATTGAGTTGGGTGACGTTATGTGGTACGTAGCACAAGCATGTATAGCATTAGATGTAGACTTTGATGATGTGATCAAAGGTAATGTTCAGAAACTAGAGAAGAGATATCCTGGTGGATCATTTGACATTGAAAAGTCTGAGAACCGTGCTGCCAATGACCTCTGATATGTATGAGGACATGGGCAAACTCAATGCCCTGTACGCAGAGTTAATGTGGGATCACGAGGACGAGTTAGAGTTTGTACCAGACTATAATAACGATAGAATAATTATATACAACAAGTCTAGATCAGGAGACAATCCTTTCATTCAAATACATGATGGAAACAATTAATTTATTTCCTACAACTGTAGGGAAGTTTAATTTAATCGACTATGCCGACTGGGTTGCCAAGAGGTATGAACATCATATGTTCAACGAAGGTCTTACTGGAGAGTTAAATGGTAAGGTCTTAGTACATCTTGACCCACAGATGAATAGTTTCATGTTGGAGATCAATGATTGTATAGATGAATACCTATCTAGAATGGACGTAAGTTATAACATACATTTCATGAAGACATGGTACGCAGTGAGTGGTGAGGACTGTTCAGTTCCTAATCATTGTCATGATCCTGCTCATATATCATGGGTGTATTACTTGGACACACAAGACCCACTAACCTTTACTAAGGATAGTGCGAACGAGTGGTTCCCTCATGCTTTTTCTGACGCAGAAAAGAATTTCTTAAACACGTCAGCATGGGAAGAGAACACACAGGAGGGTGACCTACTAATATTCCCTGCTAATCTAAAGCACATGACACATAATACTGGACACCGTTGGAGTCTAGCAGGAGATGTACTTCTTACTAATCAGGATCTAAATAAGGAAGGAGGACTAACTCATCCAAGATACTGGAAGCAATTCTAATGAAGTTACAACCTATACATTTAAGGAAAGAAGATAAGACTGGTGTGGGTATGTCACGTGCTGCTGTTCTTCTTGATGTAATTCAGAAAGGCACACCTATAGAGATGATGAAGGGTGGTAAGTTTGCCATACAAGTAAAAGATCCAAAGATACTTGACTTATTAGAAGCAGCTTCTAATACGTTTGATGATAAAGCTCATGACAATTTAAAGAAGGCAGTATCTGGAAAGAAAGTTTTTAAATATATTACAAAGAATGGAACAGTAGATATAGGACTCTCTGACATAGAGAAGACACAAAGATTTGGATCCAATCAAGGGTCAGGTGGTGGAGCTAGAGGTACAGCACTACAAGAGTCAGCAGCTGCTTGGTTTGCTGCTGTCAGGTTCAGTAGAGGTTCTGATCTAGATTGCGAACCAACTAGTGCAGAGTTTAATAAAGTTAAGAACTTAGTTGATACAGATAAATCATTAGATGAGGTAAGAGATTTTTTAGAGGAGAATCCTGCGTGGGTTGAATCTGCTTGTGCTACTGCTAACGCATTGTGGTCAGAGTTTGGAGCAACTAACAAATACAAATGGTACAGAGGTGGTTCTTTTGTTGACATGCTTAGTAAACATTTCAAGAAAGTTAATAACAGTTATGATAAAATACCCTTTGCTAACTTGAACAAGTGGACACCCGCAGATATATGGGCATGTGAATGTAGCGTTACTGAAGATCAGTTGACGGAAGCAACTAACTTTGCATCTTACAATTCTCTACTCAAAGGGTTCATTGATAAACAGATCCTGTTTGGTATATCTCTCAAAAAAACAACAAGTACTTCCGTCACACTTAAACATATAAATTATACTGCTAGTAGACCAAGTGCTACCTTCAGTGACATGTATTCTAAGTCATTTGATTCATTAGATGTCTGGATGTATACAAAGGGTATACCTATAGAGATTCAGTTTCGTGATACTTCTGGGGGTCAGGGGTTACAGTGGCAAGGTGAAGCAATAGGTTCTTTAGCTAAGCATGGTAAGATAGGTGGTGGAGTTTACAGTCGTATCATAGAAGAGGTGACTGGTAAGGCACTGTATAGAAATATTGATGTGTATAAGTCAGCAGCTAGGAGTGGTAGTTTAAACAATCGTCTATTAAAATTAGCAAAGAAGCATGAGGATATTATCAATGGAAGTAAGAACCCTAAGAAGAGTTCTACTTTTGTAGCACCACAAATGACATTGGAAACTATTGAGCATCATTATAATAGAACAGCAAACAAAGGACAGTGGGTGTTCTCAAAGTATATGGGTTTACTTATGGTAGATGCTATAATGGATATGTCATCAACAGAGAGAGACAAGGCAGCAAATCTAATTGCTTTGTACGCCACATCTCAATCAAAAGATTCCGCACCATACTTAAAGGCAAGCTAATGGCAAATATAACTCAACTAAAACACTTAGAACATATAGAAGATGAGATGCTCAACTATGGAGTAGAGGGGTGTAATGCTGCTGTGTCTGCTATGAAAGAAATGCTCCGCATGTTAGGTAAGAAACCTAGTAGTGGTTACATGCAGACTAAATGGGATGGTGCCCCATCAGTAGTATGTGGTAAACATCCTGCTAATGGTATGTTCTTTGCGGGAACCAAGTCAGTCTTCAACAAAGATCCAAAGGTATGTTATGACGAGGAAGATGTAGATAATATGTACGGTGATGCTAGCCCTGATCTACAAGAAAAATTAAAGTTTTGTATTAAATATTTTCCTTCGCTTAATATACCCACTGTTGTACAAGGGGACTTACTATTCACCTCTGACGTAAAAGAAGAAGAGGTAGATGGTGAAAAATTATATACGTTTACACCTAACACTATTACCTATGGCATACCGATAGATCATCCTATAGGTAAGAAGATTAAGACAGCAAAGATAGGAATAGTATTTCATACACACTACAGTGGCACTGAACTACAAAGTATGACAGCGAAAGGTGGTGCTCCTACTGCTCAGTTCACTAAGTCTGATACTGTGGTGGTAGTGGAGAACGATACAGAGATGTCAGACGTATCAGTGGACACATCGAAACTTAAGAAGTTTGAGGCTAACGTTACTATCATAGGACAGATGTGTCAGAAATCTGGTGCGTTCTTAGATCACCTCGAAGAGAACATGGGAACATCAGGTGACAAGAAGTTTCATGTAGCATCATATCTTAAACAGTTTTTCAATGCGGAGATCAAAGCATCTCGTAGTATCACTGACCCTAAGAAAGCACTCAAGCAACTAGGTGAGTTCTATCATGAGAAGATGAACAAGGAAGTATCTAAGATGAAGAGTGTACAGAAACAGGCAGAAAGAAGAACGCAACTGTATGATGGTCTAGGATATTTGGAGGACAATGAGCAAGCGTTTCATGCGATGTTCAATCTCTATAGAAAGATACAAGAGAATAAAACTATAGTCATTGAAGCATTGGACAATCTTGAGACCTTTAGAACTTTTGTACGGACTGACAAGGGGTACAAGGTCACCGCACCAGAGGGGTATGTTCTACATCATAATGGAGACATGATCAAACTTGTAAATAGAATTGAGTTCTCTTACATCAACTTTACACTGGCAAAACAATGGAGATAGTAGATTATAAATGCGTGTACTTCACCTTTGGTAGGTTCCAACCACCAACAATAGGTCATGCTACAAACTTCAAGGCAGTAGCAAGCAAGGCAGGGAAGTGTGACTACTACATCTACCTGTCACAGACTGTAGATAAGAAAGGATCTAATCCTCTACCTCCTGATAGGAAACTATACTATGCTAAGAAGATGTTTCCACAGTTGGCAAAGAAGATCAGGTCAGGTCCTAAAGATCCCGTGGCAGTCTTGTCAGAACTACAATCACAGGGCTATGATGATGCTTACTTGGTAGTAGGTAGTGATAGAGTACAGGCGATGCAGTGGATTAAAAGATACAATGGGAAAGACTATACCTTCAGAAAACTAGAGATAATATCATCAGGTGAACGTGATGCTGACGGAGATACATTTACTATTTCTGGTACTAAAATGCGGAGAGCAGCAGCAGCGGGAGACTTTGAAGGGTTCAAGGCAGGTATACCAAAGGCTTTAGGACCTAGAGAAACGCGGACTTTAATGGATGAAATAGCAGAACTGTTATAAATAAAACTGTAATAAGATTAGAATTTGATGAAGTCGTTCAGAGATTTCACAGCGGTAAGAAAAGAAGTCAAGGATCAAGGCATCCGTGACCAGTAT